GTTCGCCAGCGACGTAAGGGATCGTCCCGGTATCGCTGCCGCCGGTTGTGGACGACCAGCCGATGTAACCCTCACGCCCGCCGCTCGAATTGTAGAAGGCGGCGTAGCCGGTGTTGCCGCCCGAACCTTTATGCATCTCGATGTAGCCGATGCCCGATTGAAGAGTGCCGACGTAGAGATCGCCGTAGGTCTGCACGTTTCCAGCCGTAGCACCAGACCTACCTATAGATAAGGCTGTAGTGCTGGACAAGTAGGAGTCGTTATACACGCGCAGCTCCCAAGAAAGACCACTTATCAACGTTATCCAGTTTCTATTGTCGACGGCCTGAGCTGTGCTCTCCATGCGCAGCTGCGGCGTCGAGGATGCGGAGATCGTAATCACCGAATTGGCTCCGACATTCACTACCTGATCCGCCGTGAACGTGTTGGCCGCGTTCTTCAACGCTACGTTCGTGCTCAGCCTCGCATCGGCGAGGGTGCCGCTGGAGATGTTGCTCGCGTTCAGAGAGGTGAGGCCGGAGCCGACTCCAGAGATCGTATTTCCAGAGATCGTATTTCCGGAGATCGTGCCTCCAGAGATCGCACCTGTAACAGTGAGGCTCCCACCCACCGCAATATTACCCGCTGCATCTATCGACAGTCGATCTGTCCTCGATCCAGCCGCGCCTGTCCCATGCCACAGGCCGCCTGCGCCAGTAGCGCGATCATAGAACAGCCCAAAGACACTTGTCCCGTCAAACCCAAGCGCAACTCGTGTCGAGTTGTTGGTAGATGTTCCTGAGAGGGTTACCCCATCATCAGTTGACCAATACGCAACCGCGCCTGAGTTGAGGACTCGAAATCTCCGCGCGCCACTAACAGCGACACCTACCTCCCCAGTGGCCGGGAAGTAGATCCCTGTATTGATTTCCCCTGTTACAGAGATCGCTGCACTTGATACCGAGCCCGCGGCGAGCCCAGTAATCTGGAAACCTCCCATTTTGAGGTTGCCAGTCATCGTCGACTGCCCGTCCGTGGCAACTGAAGTCGTTATCGCTGTAGCAATGTCATTGAAGACATTGTTCATCTTCGACGCCAATGCCAGTGTATTCGACACCGGCAAGTCGGCGGCGGGTAGATTGTACGTTCCGCTTCCGTTACGAGGCATAGCTATTTCCTTACAGGAAGATACCGCATCGCTTCCTCCTCATTCAAATCTTGAGCCTTGCCCGTCCCCCGCACCATCTGTGCAAGGACGATGAGGGCACCCTCAAGTTGAGGATTCTTCTTCGCGAGCTCTTCAAGAGCCTTGAAGTCCTTCTGTGCAAGAGCTTTATCAACCTTCGCAATGATGTTCTTGCTTGCAATGTCTCGGAAGTATGGAACTGCTGCCCACCACGGACTAGTAGCGAAGGCGTAGGCAGCTGACGCACCAGGGGATAGACGACCTTCTTTTTCGGGGTTCCGAATAAGATGCTTGCCTTTTAGTGATTGGCTCTGCGCAAGGATTTCCGCGATCTCCTTGGTCTTAGAGTACTCTTTGATCGCCTCACCATACTCTGGCGAGATCTTAGTGAGCACCCGGTCGATCGCCTTCCGAATCTCACCCCTCGTGGCCTGATCCATCGAAGCGAATTCATCCATTGCGCTTTTGATCCGCCCTTTCGCGGAGATCGCCTCACCTATGTTTGCAATCTGCGGTTCATAGATCAGCGGCGGAGAGGCTTGCTTCGAACTCACAGCGATAAGCAGATCCTGCATCCGCTTGAGTTCGGGGCTATTGGGTGGTGCTGTCTTCCGCACCTTTTCAAACTCCTCGACCAGCTCGTCCATCGTCATTGGCCGCTGCTTGACAAAAAGAGTGACAGCTTTCTCTACCTCTTTCATCGACGCGGGGTCGAGATGCCGAGCCTTGCCTACGTCGCGGATAGCCTGGGCGAGGGTCTTGAGATGCTCTACATCTAGTGGTACATCTGCGATCTCCTTGAAAGCCCTTTCCGTCTGCCCGCGAACCCACTGTTGATTAGCATAGGGAGTCTGCGCGCGAATGACTTCCTGCATTTTTGTTGCCCCCGGTCGCTGCGCTACAGAGGCCCCAACGACATTAAGGCTGCTTCCCTCTGGGGCCGCTTGCCAGACAGACATCGGCACGCCAAGTCTTTGTGCTTCTGCGAGGGTAGCAGTGGTCTCGGCCCTTTCCCTCGGCGTTATCGCTCCGAGCGTCTCCTTGATGTCCCTAAATGGGGCTCCCGTGCTGAGAGCTCTCGCCCCCCCGTGCACGACCGAAGGCCCCATCCACGCAGCGATTTGGGAGATGGGATCCTGGTATCCATGCTCCTCTGCGAACTTTGCAAGTGCGCCACCTAAAGATCCCGTTATCGAAGATGCTAAGGTTACGCCTTTAGTAGGAAGTGGCACCGCTCCAGTCGCGATGTTCTTCACGTAGCCACCAACTCGTGTCTGGGGCTGATAGCCCGCTCCTGTGATCCTTCGCGCGTGCTCGGCAGCAACCCTTGGATCCTGGCCGAGGAGGAGCGCACCAGCCATTGCTAGAGGCGTATAAACTGCGTCATTGACCCCTCCCGACACAGACATCACAAGATCCTTCAAAGTCCCCTTCAACGACTCAGCCTCTTCGAGTCGCCGACGCTCTCGAAGGAGGATATTTACCGAGTTTGCATCCCCTGCATTGTATGCGTTGAGGATAGCTAGCTCGAGGTCTTCTCTGGTAGTCATCTTGGAAGATACCTCTTGATGACTTCTCGGGCCTCCGGCGACAGAGTAATTCCTTGCCCATCTTGCTTCGAGGAGGGCGATGACGGAGCTTTAAGGAGATCCGCAAAGCGTTTTTCAAGCACGCCTGGCGCGAAGATGTTGTCAGGAAGGTTGACCCCCTCGGGAAAAGTAATGCTAAATTGGGGAATCTTCGTCTCGAAGTGTGGGCGAAGACTTGGGTGCGCAACAGAAGCTGCCTCCCGCACTTCGTTCTCGTACTGCTTCGCTTCTTTTATCTGACCACGAAGTGCGAACAACAGCGCCGCCTCTGCCGCTCGTGGATCGCGGGTTGCAAGGGCCAAAGCGCGCTCCGCGAATTCACGGTCTTTATCCGAAACGCCAGTACCAGCGCCCAGAGGTTTCAAGAACTCCGCAATTGTCGGAACAATGAAGCTGTTGTAAAGCTCTGTTGCTGGAGCACGCGGATCAACTGGCTTCCCAACGACCGAGGCAAGCTTCTGCGCAAACGTGCGGACATCCGAATCAACTCCCCAGTTGATTGGCGTCGTGCGGAGAAGGGAGAGTGCTGTCGCGGTGTTGGAAAGGGACTTCTGTGTTTCTCTCCACCATTGAAGCTGCTTGTCTCCAAAGAGACGCTCGTAGTCTTTGACGGTGAGTTCGTGCTTCCATTTTTCGTCAGGAGGGATGGTAATAGTAGTTGTAGCAGGAGGCTGCGGCGCGAAGATGGGTTTGTTGGTCTGGTCGCTAGTCGTACCATAGATCGGTTGGCTCCCCGGCGGCGCAAGGTTCACAATAGGCCCAAATCGCTCACGTGGCTCCGGTAAAAGCCGATTTGGGTCTCCCCTCGAGGCGAACAGTGACTCCCGTGAGGCGTACGGCGCCATTGTTTTGAACTGCGACGTCATCATCTCCCGCATCTGCTTTCCAAACTCGCGAATGTTTGGGAAACGCGACATAAGGGCACTTTGTACCGCGCCCATAGGGTTAGGCGAAGTCGATGTCTGCGGCCCGACGGTGGGAGCTTCGCCCGGTCCATAGTCCCCCGCCGCGCTCTGCGGAACACTTCCACTCATCATCGCGGCGATTTTTGCAAGCTCGGCCTCTTGATCTTTACCGGCTTGCTGCAGTATCTCCCTCCGCTGTTTCCCCGCCTGGCTCATGAGCCATCCGGCTTGAGCTTGACTTAGCACGTTCGCAAGGTGCTCCAGCGGATGCGTCTTGACGAAGATATTGCCCACCATCTGCCCCGGACCGCGACGCTGCTGCGCGGCGAGGGACATAAGGTATTGGGCGAGCTTTTCCTTCTCCTCAGCTTCGCCAAAGGAGGTCTGGTATTCGTAGGGGATCTGGGGGGCTGCCATAGATTTTCTTTACCCTCCTTTTCCTGTAGGCTTAGGAGGAAAGAGCCAAGACCCAAGTGCGCCTCCCAGCGGGCCGCCAAGAGCAGTTCCCGCCATCCCCATCAAACCAGAAAGGAAACCTCCACTTGCAGCCTCCTCTGCATTGTAAGCGCCGAGTTGATCTGCGTATCCCTGCCTCGCAGTCCCAAGCAGGTCAATCCCTTGCAGCCCCGGCGTCGAGAATTGCGCGGGGAGATTGGGAAGCTGCACCTGCTGCCCTGTGCGGAAGGCGTTGAGTTCATTCAACAGCCGCGCGCGGTCCTGCTGCTGCAATTGAATCCGCTGCAGCGCGTGTTGAAGCGCAGCGTTTCGCTCTTGCGAGCCGAACTGCGCGCCAGTCATCCCCGCGCCGAACATCGCCTGCGCGAGGCGCGCGTTGAGGTCTTCTGCCGTTACGCCCGCGCCGAAACGTGCTTGCTCCGCGCCCAAGCCGCGCTGAAGCTCCTCTGTCGCTTCCCGCCCGCCACCGATGATCGCAGCATCTCTCGCGTCCGCAAAGACTCGTTCACGTCTCTGTGCAAGCTCATCCATCGCGCGCTGATACGCGGGATCGCCGACATTGAAGCCCTGAGCAAGAAGCCGCTCGTGGAGTGCCTGCTCCTCCTTCTGCATCTGCGGTTCTGCGTAGCGAAGTGCGCGGTTGTAAAGTGCACGCTCCGCCGCGTCCCGCGAGTCTAGTGAGGTGCGGTAGCTGGGTCCCTGCCAGGAGAGATCGGTCGAGCCCTTCCCCGTGTACGTGGGGGCGGAGATCTGGTTGAAGTCTGGGAGATTCCCTGCATATTCTGCCGGCCGCGAGTACACGTCGCGGACGCTCCCAAGCATTCCCTCCCCAATATTCCCCTGTGCCTCACGAATCCGAAGATCTTGCTCGTAGAGGCGCTGCTGTTCGGGGGAAAGCTCTTGGACTAGTGTCCACGGGCCTTGGTTTGCGGCATCCTCGTAAACGGAGGAAAAACCAGCTTGGCTGGAAGGTGCACTACTTGGCGTCGAGACTCCTCCACCTGTAGTTGGAGGGGGAGGTTGCGGCTTCCCGCCACCACCCTGCCCCGTTGTCAGCATACCACCTTGTGGCGAAGGTGGTGTTTGCGGCTTCCCGCCACCCTGCGGCGGGTATTGCCCAGGTCTATACCAAATCTGCCTTCCGAACGGCGTGAGCGTGTTTACCCGCGATGCATTGAGCATCGCGTTGAACTGATTGATATTCGACCGTTCTTGGAGAGGGATCAGCTCCGCGTAGTTTGGCGGCGGTGGAGCACTCGACTTTCCCATTTAGCTTCTTCCAGAATGGGGACTCTTCCGTGAAGCACGAGATGAGAATGTCATCCCCATTCCGCCCAGCGCCCTTGAGGCGAGCTTCTCTGACCGCGCCGAGCTTCTCGTGGAGTCTAACAGCCCGAATGTTAGACTCTTCTGCGATGAAAGTCAATCGCTTGCATCCCGCTTGATAGAATGCATAGCGTCCCGCTGCGAGAATCAATGTGCGCAATGCTCTAAAGTCTTCGATACAGATATGACAAAGCATATTGCGCCCGTTGTAGTCGGTGAAGGCGATTCCAGAGCATATACGCCCATCCTCGTCTACGATTCCTATGGCAGTTCCCTGCCCAGGAATCCATTGACCCCCGCCGCGCTCGATTACCCATGCACCGATAATATCAGGTGCGTCAACAACAACCCTAAACAAGGATAGACCCCTGCTGCACAAGTGCCGCCATCGCGAGGACAGCAAAGCTAGCTGTAGCCGTAGTTACTTTGAGGGCAGGTGCAATGTAGAAAGCATCCCGCGTCGGGATTGTAGCCCACCTCTTGGAGACCTCCCCTTCACCAGAACCCCACACAAACTGATCCCACGATGAGTTGTCCCACACGCCTACGTTGCCTGTGGGGGAGATTGCAAGACTCCTGTATGATGGAGTCTGCGCAAAGTCCGTAGCAACACCAAGCTCAACCGACGCGCTTCCCGCGGCCTCTGCGATCAACTGAAGCATCTTCACGAACTTTTTTCGCCCTGCTCCGAGTCTCGAGTAGGCGTAGATGAGCTCTGCTGTAAAGGGGCTGCCAAAGTCCGTTGAGCCGGTCATAGCCTGCACTACTTTCGCCTGGGTGCCGTAAAAGAGCTTTCCATCAAAAAAGGCGAAACAAGAAGCCGCATGCCCCGTAAAGCGGCTCCACCCGCCGGTCTGAAGCTGCATCACGTACTGGACAGTAGGGGTACTTGGTACGTTCAAAATAAGTAGCTGATCTACAGTCGAGATCGTCAAATCCCACCCGAACTGCGAGAAAAGCGAGGCCGCTTGAGAGATAATCGTCTGCTCGATGTTCCTCGTAAGCGCGACAGTAGGTTCGACTGTAGAGGATTGGATCGCGCGAGAAAGGGGAAAAAGGCCCCTATCCGTCAGTACAAGAAGGTCGCCGCCAAGTTTCTGAAGGCACCTACGCCCGATTGGTCTTCCGATGTAGTAAACGCCGATAAGACTCCACGTCGAAACAGACGAGGGATCGGTTCCTATGAAGACGGCAACTTCTCCCTCCGACGTTATTACAACGAAACGATCATCTGTTCCTGCGCCGCTATCAACAGTCCACGTCCCGATAGCCTGCACATATCCACCGCGTGGGAAGATCTGCTCGACGTTGAAAGCCGTCGCATTAGCTGTACCCGTTATCGCACCAGCAGGCAAGTACAGCACCCGCCGCGCATTCTTCTCGATAAAGAAGAGGCGCTGTTGATAAACAGCAACCCCAATCAGCGTGTTCGTGTTGATCGTGCCGTAGGTAGCGACGCTTGTCCACGTGCTCCCATCGTAGTAACGAAGATTATCTGTCCCGTTGACGATTAGAAGATACGTCCCCGCGCTGTTCGCGAAGTTTACTTGCTGCCAGCGCCCGTTCGTGGCGGCAAACTCCGCGGCCCCCACAACACCGGACAGCGTCGCATTGTAGACACCACTCGACGTGGCAGCAAAAAGCTTTGCATTGGTGCCGGTGGGCTGATAGACGAGGAGGGATTCGACGGTCTCCGACGAATTGAAACCGGTGACGTGATTGACCTGCCCTTTTCGCACAACCACCTTGTTCGGCTGCGCGATGAAGTTATCCATCGTCAAGGCAAAGCCCTGCGGAACAGCAGTGATATTCTCGTTCGTATTCCACCCGAGCGTCGGCGTCGGAAACTCAACAAGCGCGACGCGCTCGGTAGCCGCTTCACGAAGCGCAGCCCTCATGGAATCGTGTTCCAGCCCCTAATTGCTATCCCAGGAGAAACCGTACGCGTCTCCTGCCCCATATAAAGCCGCCGGCCCGACGCAGACCGAGCAGAAAGATCCGCCGCCATTGCCTCGAAGGAGCGCTGGATCTCAGCGTAGGGAAGGCCCTTCTCCTCCCGCCACTTCCACCGAAGACCGAGACGCATCAGCTCATCCGCGAACACCGCATAGTCTTCGTCGGCGGAAAGAAGCTCCTTTGCCGCCCCCGCAGAGGAGCGTGCCCACTTCGAGCTCCGTACAAACATGCGGAGGGTGTTCCCCGCGGGAGGTGTTGGAAGGATAAAGAGCTTATCGTTGAAAATCTTGTACTCGTACTGCGGCCCCGTACCAAGGTCTCGCGCGGGAAAGAACTCAGAATCGGACAGCGGCCCCTCGATCCACAGATTCGATGTCTCATCCCAGATCGTCAACGAGATAAGCGTGTTGGCGCTTTCTTGTAGGATCGTCGACAGAGTCCCCTGTTCCGTATTAGCCACTGTCGTGAACGAGACTTCTTTGACTAGCTGCTGCCACCGGAAGCGCGTCGCGAGTTCTGCACCCAGCTCGTTCATGAGCGCGAGCATCTGCTGTCCATCCGTGTCGGTGGAGACGAGTGAAGACGGAACACTGATCCCAACTCGCCGCGCGACTTCTTGGGCAAGTGCGAGCGCGTTAGCCATTACGCAGCCTCAAGTGCTTTCAAGCGCGCTTGCAGGGACTCATTCTCCTTGCGGAGCTTCTCAAGCTCTGCCGCTGTCTTCGCGGCGGGGTCGTTGCGGAGCTTGAGGAAGTCCCGTGCGCGCTGGCGGAGCGTCTGGCCGCCCATCCCGAACGCTTCGAGCAGTCCATCGGGAGCTTCCGCAAGGGCCTCTACGGTCGTTACGTGAAGGGCAAGAAGGCGTTCTCGCTGCGAAGGGGATAGTACGGGCCAGAGCTTAATGGGCGTACCAGTCTCAGGAACCGCCTGCCCCTTCTTCCAAGCCTCATAGCTGGCCTCGATCGCCGCGATCCACTCATCGGGGAAACGGGCTCCCTGCATAGCGACGGGGTGGTCTGGGCTCTCGCGGCGTTCATGCCTATACGCCTCACCCTTGATTTTCTTGATCCACTCCGCGTACTCTTCTTCGAGAACAAGCTTCCCACCACTCCCCGCGGGAACAACGAGGATGAAATCAACATCCTTTGTGCGGTACTCACCGGCGCGTAGCGATTCCGCGCGATCCTCTACTGCCCGCGTCTCAAAGCGGACAAAAGGCATTCCTTTTGCTGTCATAAAGGCTCCTCGAAAAACCTGGGGGCGAGTGCCCCCAGGGATGATTAGCCGTTACCGTTGGCGGCTGCGCCGAACATCAGCACATAGGCTTGCCCTGCTGCGGGGGTGCCTAGTGCGCTTTGCGAGCGCATCCCGTCGATGGCCTGCGAAGCTGTGACGGTCGTGGTCAGCGCGCCAGCCGTCGAGCTGAGGTAAACCCTCGAATCGGCGGTGAGCGTACCAGTACCGTTCACAACAGCAAGGCCCTCGATCTGGTACCAGCCGTACTGGTTGGCTACATTCGCGCTAAGCGCGATTGCAACGGGTCCGCGGCTTGCCGCGACAGCGCGCGTCGTTTGAAAGTTCTCGTCAAACACCACCGCGTCGCCGACGGCAGTGCTAGCGACTCCCCTCAAATAGATCGCGCGGCCCTTACCAAGGGCAGGGTCTTGGATGTCGATGACAGTGCCAAGGGGATGATGCTGGACAGTATCGGTCGATGTGACCGCCTGCGCGCCGATCATCCCATCCACGGAGTAGAATGCCATAAGTGACTCCTTTCTGTGGCTCCGTTATTCCGTAATAACCGTGCCACGATTACGGTCTGGCGACGCCCTGGAGCTTGCGATTGCTGATCGTCAAGTTGCCCATCCAGAGGATAGGGAGGACCACCCCATCCTGGTTGGAGGGCTGCATCTGCTCTTGAACAGTCAGATTCGCATCGCGGTGGACGCAAAGCTTGATGTACTTCGTATTCAAGAAGTACATCCTCGACGATGGGATCCCCGAGCCGCCATCAAACACCACATCCGCTGTCTTGTAGGCAAGGCTCTCGAAACCTGCCTGCGCCTCCGTCGCGCGCGTGTAGCGCTTGAGCGACGTTTGCGACTTCTCGAAGAAGCGGTAGTAGTCGTTCGACATGACGATGAGGTCTGGAGTATCATTCCCCCGCGTCAACTCCATCCAGAGCGGCAACATGAAGTCGTTCTCGATGGTCGTCTCGCTCACTGTGATCGCACCACCGCCCTGCAGGGGCGCCGCAGCACTCTGCACAGTGTTGCGCCAGAAGCTGTACGTCGCGGAGTCAATCCCACCAACCGTTCCCTGGCCAGAATCCGCGACAAGAGCTTGAAGGCCGTTGATCTGGTTCGTAAGCGAACCAGTCGAGTAGATGTCGGCGGAGAACTGATTCGCGAACGTATTCATCGCGTTCGTGAGGCGCGACTTCGCGAGGTTGATGATCCTCGCTGAACCGCTGTTGATGCGGAGCTCGCGACCAGATGCGACCACGTTGAGCGCGATTTGCATCCACGGGAACTCCGCGGCGGTGAAGACGTCCGACTGCTGCGTGTTGAGGATGTCGAAGCCGCTATAGCGCTGGTACGTCGTGTTTTCGGCGTACTCTAGCGGCTCCACAATCGTCAAGCCACCATCTTCTGTGCGAGTGGTGTTGTTTCGCTTCATCCACGTCAGAAGCGCGTTGTTCTTCGTGACGTTATCAGCGAGTTTTGTTCTATGCTTGCGGAACGTGGTCGTGACCAGTTCCGTGAAAATTGCGTTTGGAGAGGCCATAGAAGACTCCTATCAAGTTCCGATCCGCGCGACAATTGCGCGCATGGTATCCTCAATCGACTCCTCTGCCTCTTCTGTCGGAGACGGCGAAACGGAAGACGATTTCAAGTTGGGCGGCGCCTGACGCTTCGGCTTCGTGCTGTTCTCAATCTCCCTCTGCACGATTTTCGCGCGAACCGAGGGATTGAGCCACATAGCCTTTTCGTAGGCTTCTTGGAGGGTGCTGGCAGCACCCCGCTGGAGGAGCTCGGAGATGTCTTCTTTCAGCTCCTCCGCAAATTCGTTCTTTGGATCAGAGAAAAAGGCGTTCACGAGGGCAAGATTCTCTTGAAACTGCCGCTCGTAGAGCGAGCGTTTTACCTCCTCGAGCTCGTTCCTAAAGGCGGTGAGCTCGGGCGGCGGCTGATTCTGAGGCTGCGCCGGGTCGCCTAGGAGCTCGTGCAGCTTGTAGTCATTGATGACCTGCGCGAGAAGGCGCCGTTTTTCCTCTGGCGTTCCATGCGAGAGGATCACATGCGCCGTTGCAAGCCGCGCAAAAGCATCCGTAGGGTCGATCTTAGCGGCCTCGAACCAGGGCTGGAATTGCTTAACAACATTCCCCCACTTATCCGCGACAGATTTGTACTGCATAATGCCATCAAGCGCTTCCTTCTCACGCTGATGGACGTACTGACGGACGTTATCGTCGAGGGTTTCCCAGTACTTATGGTAGTCCTTCTTCCAGGACTTCGGCGGCGCCTTCCACGGAGGAGCCGCGGCAGAAGGGGCCGAAGATGGCGTTTCTCCAGCTACTCCCGGAGACAAAGGACCATGTGCTGAGGACGACGCCTCCTCGGACGCACCTTCTCCGCGGGAAGAAATATCAGACAGCGTGCTTTGCATGTCTGTTTCGATCTCATTCTCAAACATACAGTCTCCTACGTATTGAAGCCC